GACATTCATGATCTGGTTCCTCGTCTGGTTCTGGTGGCGGAGGTGGTGGGGGTGGTGGGCAACAATTCGCATTATAAAGCGGATCATTGATTATACAATTCTGTTCTGGATCATTTAATACTACTCCTGATATATTATAACTTCCATAATTATTTCCTCCTCCTGTGAAATTAAAAATATTACAAGTATAATTACCCATAGCTAGACCGTTTGTTTGGAAATTACTTTGTGTAAAATCATTTGCAGGCATACTTGAAACTATTCCTGTTCCTACTGTTTGTGTAACAGTCCCTGCCGCTCCATCATATATTCCAGCATGTACAACAACAGCATTACCATCTGTAACAGACCATTCATAATATGCATTTGGTCCAGTTGATGCTGGGAGTGGATCAAGACAATCTATAGTCCAAACTATACTTCCGTCAGAATTATTACCATAACAAGCACCAGTTGCATTACTACAATCAAATATTGGCACGCTAATAACGACTGGATCACAACTTAACCCTACCCAACTTGGAACTTGAACTGGTATTATCGGAGGACAGGGATTTACTTGCCCCGGCACTCCAGGACTACAAAGATGTGTTGCTGTTCCTATATAAGACTTCAAAAGTATACCATTCAGAGTTGGATCATTGGCTTGTATCCATGTTTCAAAATCATATAAAGTATCAGCTGGTGTTCCCCCATAACCAGTATTAGTTATTAGATCTAATATGAATTCGTTCCATTCTGTATAAACCCAACCATTTCTATTTATAAGAGTTGATCCATTTAATGCTGGGTTATTTATATTATCTAACATTAGTGCAAAATAATGAAATTGTCCAGTACAATACTGACCTGATGCTGTATCAGTACACTGACAACAATTTCCACCACAGAAAGACGCATCACAAGCTTTAAATCGAATAGTACGTACATCCTGATCTCTTAATGCATGCATTGGTTCAGATATATAACTTAATAGTCGCAGACCACTAGTATCCCAACCTGCTGGTGGAGGACCAGGAGGTAGATCATTTACACAATTTAGATTCGATGCTAATCCGGGGCCACAATTTACTGCATCATCACAAAAAGAATCAGGACAACCCATACAGATGTTTGTTCTATCAACTGGATTTTGTCCCGCCATTGGTCCACATGACCAATCCATAGGAACATTATTTCCTGGTGCAAATATAACACCCGCTCCCCAAGGTGCGCCCGGATTGGTTTCTATTGGGCCAAACTTCTGTTCATATTGATAGATTGTATAGTTATTTGTTTCCAGAGGAAATTCCTCTACGTATACGTTTGGTTCAGGTAATCTATCCTGAATAGCTTTAGTTCTATCTACAAGTGAAGCTGTATCATCACTGAAGCTTACTGAAGCGTTTGCTGCCGGATTATACTCTTGAGAGTTTCCAAATAGTGCAGTCCATTCTAGTTCAGTATATCCTGCTAGCTTTGCTCTATTAAATCCTAAAGGTCCTACTATAGACTCTTTATTTACAACAAATGGATCTATTTCAGTTCCTATTGCTTTTGTATCAAGATTAGTATGGGTAATATTACCCTCTAAAGTAAGGATGTCTAAAACCGCCAAAGCTCTGTCAGCGTCCGCCTGGGTATCCATCATTACGGTTCCTATCCCTGGTATGATTACTGGTATTGCCATTATACGTATCCTAGTACTGGGTCACATCCAACCATTCCCCTTAATTCTATTTGTGTTCCTGGGGCTGGTGCTACTGACGGATTAATAACTGAAGGATCTATATCATCTATATTAAGTCCCCATACAGCAGGTGGATTTAAAGGCCCTGCAATTCCTAAAACCCATGCATTAGGGTCAGTCATAGGAATAGTCCTAAAAGGTAGATTATAGGTCATCTGAGCTGCATTAAGCACTATATCTAATATATTTTGCTCGGCTACTAGTTGACCAGCATATGCTCTTACCCCTCTCTCATCGTTGTTTGAGAAGGCTGCATTTTTTGCAAGGTTTACTTCTCCCATTAGCCGTTCAAGATAAACTGGGGCGCTATAGGGTAAGTATATATTAGCTGGATCTCCGCTTTGTGGCATTAGGCTGTATTTTTATTAATTATATATAATCTCTTTGGTTTAACTTTAAATACTCCAAAATGATGTAATCTCACTTTAGCGCATTCTCCTTCTTCAATTTTCTCCTGGACAAACTTAAACTGAGATTTAACTATACTTTCTATAACATAAGTTGGTAGATCGTATTTCTCAGCTAGATGTTCCAAAATATCTGCGTGATTCTTTTCAATCATGTTTTACTTACATCGGTGGTAAAATAGTACCTCCCCATCTGATATATCACATGATTCAATATTCATTGCCCACATAGTATGACCCCCCCTTGCTGAGTCTAATGTTATTGTAGTTATTGGATTTTGATTTATTGAATCTACTATAGGCTCACCTTTCCATACTATATTAGACAATACAGTTGTTGAAGCACTAGTTGGATGAGCGAATGTATAATCACCCGCAGGTAAACTTTTCCCATCTACCACATGTACGCCTCCACATCCTCGTACTGGAGTATTATTAGTTTGCAGTTTTAATGCTGCTAATATTCTTGAATTATTATCTATTGCCATTATTCTTATCTTTTATTAAATTAGTAGCGGGTGAAGGAATCGAACCTCCGGCTCCGGCTAATGAAACCGGCGAGTTCACCATTACTCTAACCCGCGATATTATACTGCCTTCCCTCCTTCAATGTTGTGGGTCTTAAAATGCGCCGTATCTGGTTCAAGTGCTAATTTATCTTTTGCCTCATACCATTTAGTTCTGCATATATTAAGTTCCGCAAAATCGAATGTATCCTTCCAAGGGTCTTTCGTACTCTTTATACCTCCCATACCCCTAGCTGTAAACAAATAGCCTGCTGGATTACCTGAAGGGTCTTGAATGGTCCATAATCTTCTTGGAGTACCATCCTTAAGCTCTTTTAGATAATGCACTGTTAATTTATGCTTATCTATGTAATCTCTCACCACTTGCTGATCAACTACACTTGCTGGCACTGATGCTCCAGCACAGCAGCTTTCTAATGATAAGGGTTGTTCTATCTCTTTCTTTTCTTCGTCCATTAAATTTTCTTTTCGCTATAGTTATAACACTACACCTCTTAATTCAAATGCAAAGATATATAAAAATAATCTATAAAATATAATTTTTTATAAAAAATATTTTTTAAGAGGTATTTAGAGATGCAGACCATTATTGAAAACTCCCCCCGGTCAACAAAGAAGATTGAATCCCCCCACGTCGAAAACTGATTTAGATCTATCACCTTTTCTGAAGATAGATATGGTAGATACAATTCAACCTATCGTTACTTCACCAGCAGTAGATACTACTCCAGCCGTTAAGGTAGAGTACATCTCTGTTGATGGTCCTTACACTCGTAAGAAAGATGGTGCACTAATCATGTTCTGTAGACAAGAACGTGATGTATCATTCGACTTGGAGACAGGGGAGATGATTGACGACACACAGTCGTGGATGCTTCCTTACACTCCTGAGAAGATGGACGCTATCCAAGGTATGATTGCCAAGTTCGGCAAGGTATACCGCACGATACAGTCGAAGTAACGGGAACTAACTATCCAGCCAGATAGAATGTTCTGAAGTCATGATACACTTCATCAATCAGTATCATACACCACTCTCGAAGGTTACTAAGGAACTACGCCTAAAGCCGATGTGAGAGTGGTTTTTTTTATTCACCAAAAGATTAACTATTATGCCTATAGAAGAAACGTACAACTGTAACCAATGTTGGGACTTAATACCACATCCAGGTTTATGTCCTACTTGCGAGGTTGAAGAAGCATCTTTAATTGAGTATGCTGAACAACTAAAAGAAGAAGAAGAAGAAGAGAGTTAGTCTCTTCTTTTTTTATTTAAATCTATTTACCTGTACTTAATTTGGACGCTGGGGACAAAACGCAGAAGGACTCGTTAATAGAGTTTGGAGTGAAAGAGTCAATGTAAGCAGAAGCTAGAGCATTGGTTATCGTAGTAACTCCATTTACCGCTCAATAAAAAAGTTTACTCTTTATGAGTAACGAAGTAGGAACATTCTAAGCTAAGAACGATGGTGCACCGTCTCCCTGGGCTTCAGAGTGTTTTTTTTTATTTAGATCCAAGACCTTTACTTAACTTTGGGAGGTTAAGAGTTGTTCTCTTGTAATTGACGACTTAGAATGTGGTATAGAGTCCACTAGAAGTTATTGTATTGATGAAACCATAAGAACTCACAGAATGTACAATAGAAGTCCGACAGAAGGTCTAATTCATAAAAGATGTCTTCCTCCCAAGTAAAGAACTAGTGTTGAGTGATGTGTGTGTGAGACACAGTAAAGACAGTATTACGACCTCTGAGTAAATGTAAGAGTTTACTGTCTTTATTTTTTTATTTAAATCTATGACCTTTACTAAAGTGTGGTATGTGTGTGTATCATTCGTCTACTTGTATCTCGAATTACATTCCTATTCGTGTGTAAAAACAACTCAACACTTAAAGAACTAAACGATTTAACGAAAATAAGAGTATTCTTAGACAGTGTATACTCACACACCTACCATTTTAACTAACATTTTAATCATTGTTATTACAGTATATTAGTATATATATAGCTAAAGTTGTAATAACACCAAAACCGAAGAGAACAATGTGATAACCGTTCAACATTAACAATGGATGTAACAAAAGTAAAACAATTCGTAACAAACTTACCTGAAAATGAATGTGCAGCTATCGCTGTGACTCGTATTAAAGACGATAAAAAGACAGGTGCAAAAACATTTCAAGTAGAGTTTGGACACAAATTAACAGATACAAAAGTATCAACAAATTCAGGTACTAATTTCGTACAATTAGCACAAGCTTCTAACCCTTCATTTACACCTTCTTCAGGTTGTAGAAGAGTATGGTTAAACTTTATGGAGCCTGAATTACATCAGTATTTTCCTCAAATAGATAAGAATGCAATAGCACAATTACCTATCAGAACTACTAGTTCTGCAGGACCTGGTATCTTTATAGGTACTGTTAGTCCAAGTATAACACATGCTGGAGTAGAAAAGTATTTCAGAATATGTGTGAATGAGGTATTTGAATCAGATGCAAATGAGTATGAGCTACAAAACATAGAGTCTCAAGCTAAAAAGGCAGGTTCAACAGGTAGAATGATTAAGGGTATGAATCCTAATACTAACCGTGTTGAACATATCTTTAGTAGAACTATGTTAAAGGCTGCAACTAGAGATGAGAACGGTGTGTATGCCAACGAGAATGGTTGGAAACACAACGAAATTGAAGAGTATGTAGGTGATGTGGATGTTTATTCTACTACTGAAACAGGTGTTGAGTTCAACACTAATACAGGAGAAATAGTGACTTCTACACCTTCACTACAATAGTTAAACTGGCTGGATAATGAACTTGAGAGTGTGTGATGCACTCTCTTGTTCTTCCTTTTTATTAGCCATCAATCATTTAAAATAAATAAATTATGAAATCAAGTCTCAAACATTTTGGAGATGTATTTATTACATCTATAGCGTATCTTGCAATGATAGCAGCACCAATTATTATCATATTAGTTATACTTCGTGTAATTGAAACAGGTAGTGGATTAGTTGATCTGGTTCTTATCATGTTCTTATGTGTAATAACATTAGTAGCAAGAGTAATTAGCCGTGAGGGTTTATTAGCTCACAACAAAGGCGAAAGAATATTCTTTTAGTCTTATAAATATAAAATAACCGTGATGACCATTCTCACCCTTTCACTACTTGTTTTGTCGTAACAAGAATGCGAGCGGTTAACTTATAAAGATAGAAGAGTTTATGGTGTAGCGACTGCGCTCCCATATGAATGAGATTAGGCATAGTCTCAAATTAAGACTGATCATCTCTTTATCTATCTTTATCTCATAAATAAAAGGTGTCTGAGCGTTGGTGGTTATTAATGTAATATGCCCTGGACCCGCACACTGACTTAATAGAGAATGGAAAAACATATGCGTTACGCAGTCTCTACCTTTTATTTTTAACTATAATAACTATTTATATTAACTGTAGATAAACCCAGCTGTGGTTTTGAAGGTTAGTATGAATAGTTGTTTTTATTATTTTGAACACATTAACCCATGTCCAGAGTCTACACTAACTAATCAGGAACGATTAGGCGTCACAGTGTGTGTAAAGCTGGTCACGGATTGTAGATAAACAAAGTTCGCTGTCTCTATTGTGCACGCAAGTGTATCAAGGCCAGTTAGTAGTGTATTATTTAGAATTTGACTGCAAATAAAGGTTGTGTGTGTTCAATCTGTATGAGTCAGTAATAGTATTGTTTGGGTCTCACAAGGGCCTATAACTAACGCTATTACTAGACTTATACTATAAAATGAATGTAGAATTAAAACAATAGATATGAAAGATAATAGTAAATTAAGTGATGTAAGTTGGTTACGTGTGGTGTTATTTATAGTGGTTTGTGTGCTATTATCATCATGTTCATCTAAACTTACACCACGACAAGCAGAAATAAATTATGAATTAGAGAAAGCATACCTAGAGTATAGTTATCAAAGAGATTCATTATTTGTTGAGTATAACAAAGTATTAATTAATAAAGAATAAAATTATGGAAATAAGTAGCGAAATGTTATTATATTTGCTGACATTTGTAGTTGGAGTGGTTACAGGAATTGTAATCATGGTACAAGTCAATAGTAAACATGATAATAAGCTTATACACAATTTATTAGAACTAGAAGATAATATGTTAGAATATAATAAAGTTGTGAATGAATTACGAGTTAAACTTCGTATAACTGAGACTAAATTAAAAGCCCATGAGTTAACTCATCAAGCTAAAGTCTTAAATGGTGTAAATTAATGTATTATGGCAAACAAGTATCAACATGTTATTGATTCCCTTAAGGATGACACAATAACTACAGTGAGTGAACCACGATCTAATTGGAGAGTTAAAGTTTATCCTCCTCCTAGAGTATGGTTATGTGATAAAACACTGGCGACAAAATGGGTAAGTAATAAAATTAATACATTAAAATATGGCAAAAAAGAAGGAAAATAAGTGGAAAAGTTACGGACAAGTAGCTGAACCATTAACAGGTCGTAAAGAATCAGCGTTCTTTGATATTGACTTATCTCCCGCTCGTAAAGAGGATGAAACATATGAAGATTATGTTAAAAGGAGAAAAGAAGGTAAAAGAAGAATAAAATTGCATCTAAAGGGTAGAAAGGTAAACTAATTTAGTTATCTTTGCTACCCTTTTGATTGAACTCAACACTACAAAACAATACAACTATGTATTTGTGGAGTAGGCAATGTTGGAATGTGCTTCAAAGAGAGAGTATACATGGTGCTCGAAATAGAATTCTATTTTAAGGTTCGAATCCTTGCTACTCTATAAATACATTTATAAATAATAAAAAAGAAGAAGAAATGGAAGTATCTAATCAGATCCTTAGTGATATAGTCACCTTTAATAAATACGCCAAGTTTCTGCCTAGTAAGGGTAGAAGAGAAACATTTAACGAAATTTGTAGTCGTTATCAAGAAATGATGATTACAAAACATCCACACATGGGAAAGGATATAAAACATGCCATGAAACTTGTAAAAGATAAGAAAATATTACCTTCGATGAGGGCTATGCAGTTCGCGGGAGCTGCTATAACTAAGTCAGAATCAAGGATTTACAACTGTGCGTATTTACCAATAGATGATTATAGAGCTTTCTCTGAAATCATGTTCCTTTTATTAGGAGGAACAGGAGTTGGATACTCTGTACAGTATAAACATGTACGAAATTTACCAGAAATAGTCAAACCTATGAAATCTCAAAAGTATGTAATTGGGGATTCAATAGAAGGTTGGGCTGATTCTGTAAGACATCTAGTTGCGTCTTATTTAGGTATTAGAAAAACAAAACCGGTATTTGATTTTTCTGATATTAGACCTAAAGGATCGCGACTAGTAACAGCCGGGGGGAAAGCCCCTGGACCTGAGCCACTTAAGGTGTGCTTATTTCATTTAGAAACATTACTAAACAGAAAAGAATCAGGAAGTTCTCTTACGCCTTTGGAGGTGCACGATATGGTATGTTATATTGCCGACGCTGTGCTTGCAGGCGGAATTAGGAGAGCAGCATTAATTTCATTATTCTCAATGGATGATGAAGAAATGCTAACAAGTAAATATGGAAATTGGTGGGAGCTGAATCCTCAACGAGGAAGGGCTAACAACAGTGCAGTAATTCGTAGACACCGCATCACTAAGGTTGAATTCAATAGGTTTTGGAAAAAAGTTAAAGAATCCAATGCTGGTGAACCAGGTATGTATTTCACTAATAATAGTGATTATGGTACAAACCCTTGCTGTGAAATTGCTCTGAAACCATTCCAATTTTGTAATCTCACTGAGGTTAATGTATCCAATATAGACTCACAAAGAGATCTTGAAGAACGAGTTAAGTACGCAGCACTACTAGGCACTTTACAAGCGTCCTTCTCAGATTTTCACTATCTCAGACCTATATGGAAACAAACAACTGATAATGATGCCTTAATTGGTGTCGGGATGACAGGAATTGGAAGTGGTACAATTTTGCAGTATGATTTAGAGCAGGCAGCGGCAGTTGCTATGCAAGCTAATGAAGACTATGCAGAATTATTAGGAGTTAATAAAGCAGCAAGAGTGACTACTATCAAACCTTCAGGTACTACGAGTTGTGTATTAGGAACATCTTCAGGGATCCATGCATGGCATAACGACTATTATATTAGACGGATGCAATGTACAAAGGATGAAACATTATATAAGTATTTATATAAGAACCATCCTGAATTGGTAGCTGATATGAAACTAATACCTAACAGCGCAGTGATTGAGATCCCTCAAAAAGCTCCTGCTAATTCCATTTTACGAGATAAAGAGACAGCCTTGCAATTACTAGAAAGAATTAAATTATTTAATTTAGACTGGGTAAGAGCAGGCCATCGTAAAGGTGATAATACTAACAATGTATCAGCTACTATATCCATTAAAGAAAATGAATGGAAAGAAGTAGGTGAATGGATGTGGTCTAACCGGGACACATTCAATGGTTTAAGTATATTACCTTATGACGGCGGATCATACACTCAAGCACCATTCGAAAACATATCAAAATCAAAATACTATTCAATGATTAATGCATTACAAGCTATAGACTTACGTAAAGTTAAAGAATTAGATGACAATACGACAAGAAGCCAAGAGATAGCATGTGCAGGCGGGTCATGTGAAATAGTATAACATAAGATCAGACGACAGGCATAGTTATTAATCTTAAAGAAGATCTTATGATACAAATAGTAATCATACTATTAACCGTCGGACTATTTTGTCTTGCATGGATGGTAGTATTTGGAAATGAAAAATAATATGGGACATATGAATTGGATTTCTACCTTGAGTGAAAGTGACATTCAAGAGATGAAACAAAAGATAATAGATGCTAAACCTCAAGATGAGAATATAAACTTTCAAGGGGAGACGCATACTATCACTTATATAGAAGCAGTAATCAAAGTTTGGGAAACTAATATAGTTGACCCCGAATTATTAGATAATGTATAATTAAAAATGAATAGATATGATAAAGTTAATCTGCGCGCACAAGAGTATAGACTCTATATTCGAGTGTGCATCAATGGATGAAGCTGTAGAATATCTTTCTAAACAAAGCGTACTTGGCGTCGATACTGAAACAGAAGGCAAAGATTTCTTAACAAAGAAAGTTGTTATGTTTCAGATCGGTACTAAGGATGTTCAATATGTCATCGATACAAGATACCAAGGTATCGAACCTTTATTACCTATATTAGAGAACGAAAATATTATAAAGATATTTCATAATATTAAGTTCGATTATAAATTCTTAAAGAGCTGGTGGGGTGCGGATATTAAAAATCCATACGACACTATGTTAGCTGAAGGTGTTATAAATTGTGGAAGAAGTAAAGTGGGTTACTCACTTAACGTGCTGACACAGAGATACTTAGGCAAAGAATTAAATAAAGAAGTTCGAAACAAGTTTGTTGGTCTTGATGGCAAACCATTTAGTACAGAACAAATATTATATGGTGCTGAAGATGTAGAGCACCTTATAGATATTAGAGAACAACAATTAGTAAAAGTTAAAGAATTAGACCTTGAGAAGGTTCTGCACTTAGAGAATAATGCAGCTTTAGCTTTTGCTGATATTGAGTTCAATGGATTAAACTTTGACTCAGAGAAATGGTTAGCAATAGCTGATAACTCTGAAGTTGAAGTAATTAGCATGGAAAAACAATTAGATGATATGATATATGCACTAGACCTTAATAGGTTTGTGAAGACATCATTTCAGACTGATATGTTTATTCCTGCTGAAGAGATCCGTAAGATAGATATTAAATGGTCAAGTCCTACCCAAGTACTGAAAGTCTTTAAGGAATATGGTTTAGATATTGAAAAGGTTAATGCCTTTGAACTATCTAAGTTTAAGCATAAAGCATTCATTAATAAATATTTAAAGTATAAAGAGAAACAAAAGATTGTATCAACCTATGGTAAATCTTTTCTTAAATATGTTATGAAAGATGGGAAGGTAAGAACTAGCTTTTGGCAAATACTAAATACTGGACGAGTTTCCAGTGGTAGTAAGGAAGATAGAAAACCTAATATGCAAAATATACCTGCAGATAATAAATTCAGAAATTGTTTTAAAGCAAGAGATGGATATTCATTAGTATCTGTAGACTATTCTGGTCAAGAATTAGGGATTATAGCATCGGGATCAAAAGATCCTGTATGGATGACAGCACGTAAAGAGGAGGCAGACCTCCATAGTATATGTGCTGACATGGTATTTAAAGATAAATGGCGTGAAGCTGATGCTGATGAGAAGAAAAAACTTAGAACTATGATTAAGACTATTAACTTTGGTCTTGCTTATGGTATGAGTAAATTCAAATTATCAGATACTCTACAAATATCAGTCGATGAAGCTGAAGCATTAATTAAACAGTATTTTACAGAGTTTCCTAAAATTGGAGGCTTTTTAAATACATTGGGTAATTATGGTAAGCAACATGGACATATCAGAACATTTAAACCTTATAGAAGGATTAGATGGTTTGAAAACTGGCGCAATAACATGAGTCCTAAGAAAGATTTTAAGGAACTCGGTGCTATTGAGCGTGCAAGTAAAAATACACCAATACAAGGTACAGGAGCTGATATGATCAAACTAGCAATGATTAAGATAAGAGATCATATTAATAAAACTAATTTTCCTGCGCATTTAGTAACTCAAGTTCATGATGAAATAGGCGTGGAAGTGAGAGATGATGTAGCAGAAGATTGGGCAAGTATACAATGTAAACTGATGAGAGATGCAGGAGAAGAAATTATTCCTGATTTCCCTATGGGTGTAGATTTTACAATAACTAAAGAGTGGAGTAAATAAAACTATTAAACATGAAAGCTAATGAAGTAAAAGATAAGGTCCAGAGAGAGGGCCTTAACAAATGGTGGTCTCGCTTTAACGGTAAGGGCACCCTTCAATATGCTACAGGTGTGGGTAAAACCAGATGTGGTGTATTAGCGGCTGCTTTAATAGCAAAAAGAGTGGGTATGGATTGTAAAATTCTTATCCTTACTCCTACCCAAACTATTAGAGACAGGTCGTGGAAAGAAGAGTTTAAGAAATGGGATGAAGAGTTATTATTTGAATCATGTGTTAAGACTGTATGTATACAGACTGCATATAAATATACTGGAGAACAGTATGATTTAGTAATAGCTGATGAGATACATAATTATATATCTCCTGAATATTTTAATTTCTTTTCAAATAACCATAGTCCAAGAGTATTGGGACTAAGTGCTTATATAGACCCAGTTAAACTTAGATTATTAACAGCTGTAGCACCTATCTGTGCAAAGGTAAGTACTGCAGAAGCTAGTAAATTAGGATTAATTAGTGAATATAAGATATATAACATACCCTTAAAATTAAGCGGAACTGAAAAACAATCATATACAAGTGCTAATAATAATTTTAATAGATTATTTAGTATTTTTGATAAAGATTTAAAACTTATGTATGCATGTATGAAACCAGCTACATATAATCAGTTCCTTTTACGTAAAGGTATGAATTTAGATGAGGAGAATAAAACGTTTCCTTATCAATGTAATGCTGCAATGGCTAAACGCAAGAAGATATTATATAATGCTTCCGCTAAAGTTACTGCAGTTCAACAACTATGTGATATGTATTCCGAGAGGAAAACAATCATCTTTTCTCAAACTATAGACTTTGCTGACAAAGTTTCTGAAGCGCTTGGTGATACTTGTGTTAGTTTTCACAGTAAGATAGGTAAGAAAGCAAGAACTGCTAACTTAGATAAACTTATTGATAACAGAACTAAAGTAACAAGGATTTCAACTGCTAAAGCTTTGAACGAGGGCATGAATGTCCCGGATATTTCAATGGCTATTATAGCCAGTGGAACTAGTAAAGTTAAAGACTTAATTCAACGAATCGGTAGAACCGTTAGATGGGAAGAAGGTAAGCAGGCGCTTATTTTTCATCTATATATTGAAGGTAGTCAAGAAGAGAAGTGGGTTAATTCCGCGCAAGATGGACATAGTGTTGAGTTAATGAGACTAGAGCAGAGCTGAAGCTATTAAAATTCAGATAACCTGGCCAGCGCTGAACTGCTCTAGGCCTCATTATTTAAAGATATTTGCAACAAGTTCAGTTGCAGAGCGGGGACACATAAAATTGTGCGCTATAGTGTCCAGAGCAGTCTCATAGCAAGTTAGTGGTTTTTCGTGCTATGTAGACAGTCTCCTTAACTTAATTATTAACCTAAAATCAAATGTTATGTCATATGATAACTGGAAACTCGCATCACCTGATGACGAGGGACCCCATTTAGTAAGCCCTTGCTGTGGCGATGAATACAGCGAAAAAGACTTTATTACAGAAATGGGAGAACAGTATATATGTAATAAATGTAATGAACTGTTTGATTACCCTGAAGAAGATCATGAGCATGCAGATAGAATGCGTGAAAATGCTCTAGAGGATCGGATGGATGAAGATAGACTCGAAAAATGAAAACTATAGTTGAAGCAAAACAGCACTTAAGAGATAATTTTAAAAAAGGTACTGAATGTCCTTGTTGTGGTAAGTATGTAAAAGCATATAAAAGAAAATTAAATTCTGGTATAGCTAGAGCATTAATACTTATGTATAGACTAGGAGCATATAATAGTAAATATATTCATGTGCAAAATGAATTTGCTAAATTAAAATTAAGAGCAACAACTATGGATTATGCATATGCTGAAAAATGGAAATTAATAAATGATGGTGATGATATAGGAACTTGGACTTTAACACAAAGAGGTGTTCAATTTGTGTTAGGCCAAACATTTTTACCTGATCATTGTTTAGTTTATAATGGCAATGTATATAGTTGGAGTGATGATTTAGTAAATATTACAACTGCTCTAACAAATTCATTTAATTATGATGAATTAATGACCCTTTAAAATTTAATATTATGTCGAAAAAGAAAGCAAGAGAGGTTTGTAAAAATCTCTATCGTACTATCATAAATATGAAGCCTACACCTATGGTTCATAATAATGAGATGTTTCAAGATCTTCCCGTACGTCCAAGTAAAGAAATTTTTAAAGGGCTATATAATAAACTCGTTAAAAAATATGGATTTCGAAGAAGACAGTTATGAAAAAGCTGTGAGAATATACGGCTCACAAGCTGAAGTACAAGTCGTTGAAGATGTATTCTTTGATGATGATGGTCATGGTTATGTAACGACGCAAGTCATTGGTAATCATACTATTACAACGTATAAAAAGAAGAAGAAAGGTAAGAAAAAGTTAGTATATAAGCTATAATTTTCTTATATTTGTAAACCGTTTAAAAGCCTGCCTATGAATGTAGAAATCAACGTTCCGGGACTCATCAAAAATAAGTTAACAGCATCACAATACGTGATGTTGTTGCTTTTATTTGAAGGGAACACAGAACTATTTGTAAATTATGCAAACCTATATGGATTTGCACAAAAGGAAATACAAGGCTTAGTTGATCAAGGATATGTATTATCTTGTGACCCTAAGAATCCTTTAACTTGTATAACAATAGCTAGAGATAAAGTAAGAAGCTTAATAGGAATAGAAGAATCATATTTCACTGAATTATTTAATACATATCCATTAAAAGTATCCGATGGTCGTTCAGTTAGAATGTTAAGACCCTCTAGTTTATCAGCTAAAGCAGCAAAAGTATGTAAGGAAAAATATGATCGTTTTATTAAAGGTAATCTTATTAAACATAAACATGTTATAGAGTGTTTAGAGAAAGAATTACAATTAAGAAAACGAGGTGGAAACTTACAATATATGCATGCCCTAGAAACTTATATTAATAAGAATGCTTGGGAGAACTATGCTGGGTTATTGGATACCGAGACAACAATCCAAGCACAGGATACAAAATACGGACAAGATTTAATTTAATTATGGAAAATAAAAATAAACCAAGCTTATACTATAAAAGTATAGCAAAAGCAACGCATGATGCTGTACAATATATAGATCAGCGTCGTCAAGGACTTATAAAGTCTTTAAGAACTCCATGGTCTAAATATAATCATGTGAGTATGGATGGAATAGAGTGGAACACTATACATACTATAGCGGGTATGTCTGGAAGTGGTAAAACTGCTATTATAAATCAATTAGAAACAGAACTATTTAAATTAAATCCTGATGAAAACTTTGCTGTACTTTCATTTAACTTTGAGATGCTAGCGCGTCAGTTAGTTAGTAGAAAGCTTTCAAATGAGTTGAATATGACTACTAGACAATTACATAGTGGTATAGATGGATTTAGTCTTTATGATGCTGAATTTTATAAAGTATTAACTGCTCAGAAAGAATTTAATAAACTTCCTATTTACTATGTAGAAATGCCTGGTACTGTAGAGTTAATTAAAAATACTATTGAGAAATTTGTAAATGAAGCTTTTAATGTAGAGAGAGGAATCGTTGTTATGTTAGATCATACTATATTAGTACGTGGTAAACAAGGTGAAATGGAACGATTAGTTCTTGTTGAACTTATGATTATGGCGAACTCATTAAAGAAAAGATTTAAAATAGCTTTTGTATTTCTATCTCAATTAAATAGAGAAATTGAATCTGCTGATAGAGTAACAGAACCGTCTCAACAATTTCCTAAGAAAAAGGATTTGTTTGGTGGTGATTCTGTATTCATGTTTTCGGATTTAGTTATGGTATCTATGAACCCTGAACAATTAGGGATGGATACTTATGGAGCTAAAGCATGGCCTACAGCTGGTGCTTTATTCTGGCATTTCATTAAAGTAAGAGAGGGACAACCTTGTATTGCTAAAATGAAAAATGAACTTAAGTATAATCGTGTAGTTGATTTCCCAAAAGAAGTTAATTACCAATTAAAAATTGAAACAGATGGCAAATAAAATATATAACACAACAAATACGACTTTAGGGAATCATGTAAAAGAAGTAATATTTGAAACAGAATTACCTCCAGCTGAAGGGTATGACAAATCTGTACGTGAATTATTAGATTTAGCTTATGAAATAGAAACAGCAAAACGCCCTGGATATACATTAGATAGTCCAGATGTTTTAGCTAATTTTAAGAAAGCAGCTGAAATGACTGGATGTACACCTATGCAAGCCTGGGGAGCATACTTTTATAAGCATGTAGCAGCAATCTTAAGTTATGCTAAAGATCCGAATATAGAACAAGCAGAACCATTAGATGGTAGATTTGCTGATGCTATAAACTATTTAAAATTAGGATTTCATATGCTACAAGAAGAAAAACTAGAACAAGAAATTAATAACCAACAAAAATTACCTTTTTAATATGGCAAATTTAGTAATTATTTGTGGAAAGTCTGGATCAGGCAAATCCACAAGCGGGAGTAATCTCGACCCAAAAAAAACTCTTTGGTTGAACTGTGATCAAAAAGCACTACCTATTAAAGGATGGAAAAAGAACTATAGTAAAGAAAATAAAAACTATGCAACTGCTTCTAACCTTGTAGATATTGTAAATACACTCAAAGCTATACCAGAGAAAGCAAAGCACATCAAGACTATTGTGATTGATACCATTAACAGAGTAATGACTGATAAAGTAATGGGAGAAAGACACATTAAAGGTTTTGAAAAATGGGCTAGCTTATCAGGTGGTATATATGATATATTCACGGTCATAAACCAAGTTATACCTGATGATGTTGATGTATTTGTATTATCGCATTCCGATGAGGGATATACTGATATGGGAGCACAATATCGTAAAGTGATGACAGCTGGTAAACAGTTAGACAAGATTGTTTTAGAATCTATGTCGAGTATAGTATTATTTACACACATTGAATCAGATGGTAAAGGTAAGAATGAATATTTCTTCCAGACACAAACAGATGGGGTATCGACTGCAAAGTCACCTGCTGGGATGTTTGAAGACTACCAAATACCTAATGATTTACAAATGGTAAAGGATACTATGTTTAAGTATTATAATGAATAAAAGTGAAGTTTAATTAAATTAATTTAAAATTATGAGTATGTATCAAATTAACCAGAAGGTTAAATCAGAGGGCTCGTCAGCCAAAGTATTTCCATTAGGAATTAGTGAAAATGCAGAAATGACAAATGTAAGTATGGAAACTGCTTCTAACGGAAATAGTTTCTTGAAGTTTTCTTTTACAGCACCAGATGGTTCTGCTTTAAGTCATTTAGAATGGCCTATTGATGTGAACAACGAGGGATGGGAAAAGAAAGCGCAATCTCAAATGAAGAGAGTAAAGCATATTATGACCAAATTCTTAGATGAGGATAAGGCTGTAGTAAATGCACAAGATTTCGAAGGATTCTGTCAACAAGTTATTGCATTATTAGGTAATAGCTATGTAGGTAAGAAAATGAGAGTTAAAACTGTTTATAGTTATAACAATTATGTTTCTATTCCTAAGTATGTTCCATTCTTAGAAGATATGAATGTTGAGAAGACTAGACTTCAAATCACTAACTTCGATAAGATGGAAAAAGATGAAGCGGAAAACCCTTCAAATTTAACAACTACTGCACCAGCTAATGGTGTAGCAGCGGAGCCTGCGTCTGATTTACCATTTTAGGTAATCGGATATAGATAGGGGGGAGGTTACTAGAGACGAAGTAATATATGTACGTACACCCTCCCCTCTTATCTATTTACAATGGAATCCCCATATAAGATAACACTTTCTTTAACTAAAGACCATATCCTAGATAAAATTAGCCAATATCAAATATTTAGCTACTATGTAGGATGTGATTTTAAGTCTGGAGTTGTAATGAATAGTCCGCTCCGACAAGATGATAAACCAAGCTTTTCCATCTTTACTGATCGTAAAGGTACTCTGAGATTTAAAGATTTCGGTAATGGAGATACTGGTGATGCGTTTACATTTATTCAAACCCTATTTGGATGTGATTTTTATTCTGCGTTAGTTAGAATAAATGAAGATTTCAAATTAGACTTAATGTATAATAAAAAGAATGTTGTTGTTAAACCGTTTGATGGTTTTAAAACTGCAATCAAAGAGTTAAAATTTGATGCTAAGAAAACTATTGGTGTAAAGACGCAACCATTAACTTTTATAGATAAACATTATTGGGGACAATATGGTATAACAGAAGAAATTCTTAAATATTATAATGTCTTTTCATGTAAATGTGTATTTATAGGAGAGAATGTAGTAGGCTATTATAAGAATAATGATCCAATTTATGGTTATTTATTCTATAAGGATAGTGTATATACATGGAAAATTTACCGTCCGCTATGTCTTACGGGACATAAATGGATGAGTAATACTAATCGAACTATCTTTCAAGGTTGGGATCAATTACCTGAAAGAGGAGAGTTCATTATTATAACGAAGTCACTAAAAGATGTAATGGTTCTTAGGAGCCTTGGATTCATTAGTGCTGCGTTGCAGAATGAGATTACTAGTATTAAAGATACTGTAGCCCGAGAGTTATATGAAAGATTTAATAAGATATATATATTAAATGATTTTGATTTAACCGGTGTTAAGGGAGCTAACAATCTTAAAAAGAAATATGGTTTTAAACCTATATTCTTACAAGATTTTAGTAACCGGAACAATGGCTTTAAAGATATTTCTGATTTTAGGAAAGATCATACTGCTGAACAAAGTAAAAATAAAATAAATAAACTGATATGAAAATAGAAAGAGAACATGTAGTCGATGAACTCATCGGCGATGTTAAAACCAATAAATTTAAAATTGGTGAAGATTCAATGGGAATTATAATAGACTCATTGATTAACTTATATTCTGATCCTATTGGTTCTATTGTAAGAGAGGTAACATCTAATTGTTATGACGCGCATCGTGAGAAAGATCTCAAGATAAAAAAAGTCATACCATTAACAGATGAAGATGATCCTAAATGGTTTCATCCCTCTAGTAAAAAACCACAAATAGAATTTCAGGAAGAGAATATCCTTTTAGGTGTAGGTAATGCCTTTTTATTCCGTGATTTCGGAGTAGGTCTAAGTAAAAAACGAGTAGAAGAAATTTATACTCTCTTTGGTAATTCAACTAAAAGAGATAATAATCATCAAATTGGTGGTTTTGGAATTGGTGCTAAGTCTCCATTTTCATACACTGATACTTTTTATATTATAAGTAAACATAATGGTAAAATGTTTAGTTATATGTTATATAGAGGTAATGATGCATTTCATATGGATTTGTTAAAAACAACAAATACTACTGAATTGAATTCTACAGAAGTTATTATTCCACTAGGACAGGAAGACTCATGGAGAGATATTAAAAACTTTGCTAAAGCTATAAATAATCAGTTAATGTATTTTACAGATTTAGAGTTTATAAATATCGAGGAGGGAACTGGCAGAGACATAAAGCTAGCTACTCCGGATTATGAAGATGATGATGTATGTATAGATTTGTCTCAACAGAATTCAGGAGATGATTCAGATATTCATCTAATGGTGGGTAGAGTTAGGTATCCTCTTAATTATAATCAAATAGACTCGAACGTAATATGGGATACAGAAAGAATTCCTTGCGCTATTAAATTTGATGTAGGTGAATTAGATTTGGTTCCTAGTAGAGAAGCAATTCGATACACGGATAAAACTAAGGATGCTATTAAAGATAAGATTCTATTAATTCAGAGAAACTTTAAAGCTGATTGTGAAGTTGAATTAGCAAGTGCAGAGAATATGGTTGTTTGGTTAAAACAAGCATCTGCATTAGTAAGTAATTCTAGGCATAGTTGGAGACGAGAATTTAATTCAATCTTTCATGTTAAATCATATTTAGCAAAATTAAAAGAGAAGAAATCTATTGCGTGTAATTTACATGGTGTTGAATTATCTAGAAGTTTGTTAGATGATGAGAATAGAAATTTAATGTTTACAGGTTTCACTGTTAACACAGTTAGACGTGTAATGGATAGTAATTATGTAGGAGGTTATAAATTAAGTAAATCTAAACCTGATATAGAAGATTTCATTAAATTACCCATACTCTTTCAACAGCAGTCTGATCCTTCAGGTGATGATCCTCGAAAGGTTTTCTTAAAAACTAAAGATTTTCATTTATTATCTAAATCGGATTTTGAAGACGGTTTTATTCAAATTAGAAGAGATTTTGCTATTAATGATAAACATTTTCAAGCAGAAAGAAATCTATTTAATACTACCGTGAGAGAAGACGAACAGATAGTAAAGGATTTTGAAAGTATGACTACTCTATTATCTCATTGTAAGTTAGTTGATTATGAGAAAATTGATATGTCTGATGCAGAAGATATGGAAGATACTATAGGATCTTACGAATCTGAAGCTGAAAGGCGCAAAAGGCTTGGTAAAGCTTTTCTTAGACGAATTTATTTTAAAGATAGATATGGTAAACGTGATAAAATTGCATTTAGTAATGATGAATATCATATCCATGATTTAGAAAAATATGTCGATGACGGTGGTATTGTTATTTGGGGAAACTCAGCTGACGCAGCATTATTGCAACAGGTAGCTGCTGCATGTGAACAAGCAGGAAAATTTCCAGATATGTCTGGATATGGTAAAAGCTCTTTAGATATACAGAGCTTTCCTGTGGTAATTATTAAAGTAGCTGCTACTCTCAATAAACAAATGACTAAATTTATTAACGTTAAAGAAATGTTTAAAATGAAACATCCAATTTTAACAAACTGGCATACAGCTAAAATGACTAGAATAGATACTGATGATGTATATTTCTTTTCTTGTTTTCAAAAGTTAAATTCTGATTTATATTATAAATGGAAAGAGCTTAAAGAAAATCATGAAAATAATTATAAGCAATTTCATTACTTAAGTAGAGTTGATGAAGATCAAATGGCTAGCTTATGTAAAGAAACTGATTGTACTAATCATAGAATGGTAAGTAATTTAAAAAATCTCGTAAGTTATTCAGAGAATTTAGAATTACTTAAGCATCTTGAGTTCGCTCAGAATGATACTTGTTCTCATAGTAATATACCTTCTAAAGAAGTTTTTCTAGCATTAAGAGAATATCTTAGATTCAAGGGTAAAGCTGTAGTAAAGTTTAAAATTCAAAAAAAGAAAGAGGTGGAGGAGCCTCAAAGTACTAATTAAATTAATATATTTGTAAAATGACAAATTCGTATTTAGTCTGTAAAGTCGGTAAAGATGATGTTCAAGTTATTATCGATGGACTACCAAAAAGTATCTCGAAACAATTTAAAGAAGCAGATCAAGTTGTAACACTTGCTCGTAACTTTAATATGTCGAAAGATCAAGATGAACGTAACGCAATACTGGAGAAAGTAAAAACCTTACTTACACCAGCAAACCGTATTCAGCACGCAACTGATGGTCGATTTGAGTTTGATGGAGGAAATAAAATGTATCTTAAAGGTACTACGGATCCTATTCCGAATTTCTTAGCAAAAAAACTCATGAAATGGCTTGAAGAAGGTGTGCCGTTAACTGGTTTGATTAATTTCTGGAAGCACCTATTACTAAATCCTGATAAAGCTGTTAGAAGACAGCTATATGGGTTTTTAGAGCATAATGGGCACCCTATTACAGAAAAAGGTTATTTCTTAGCTTATAAAGCTTGTAAAGTCAAA